AACCAGACCGTCTTTGTCGTCCTCAACAACAACTTCGACAGTTTCGGGCTCACTTTCAGAAAGTAAGCGACCGATAGCACAAATCTTCCTGGCTTGCGCCAGGGTAATTGATTCACCTTTGAGTGAGAAATTTACTTCATCATCCATGGGAATCGTCTTTTCTTCTTCTTTCTCGTCACCCGAGGCGGCAGAGCCACCTTGGGCGAGAACAGGTTCAGAGGGCAAGCCCTCTTCAAGAGCAGAAAAGAAGTTATTAGCAAAAGACAGACCTTCGATCTTCACTTCATCCGGTGAGGGAGCAGGAAGACCGTCGATCCAGTCATCTGTAATTTCGACGCCGTTATCAATGAGACTACTGAAATATTCAGCAGCTTCAGGGTTAGCGGCGGACCAGCTGAGAAAAATTTCACAGCCGTCCTTGTACTCAAAAAACCGACGTTGCGGGATAGTAGAATCTTGTGAAAAAAGAAACTTCAATCCAGCATTGAGTCGGGCACTGAGTCCAGACCAGGTAAGCTTAGTTCGTAACCGCAAAACTCTAGAGTAATTCCTCAAGAGCTCCGCAGCTTCTAACGTACGCGAAACCTGTTTCTTGGTCTTCCTCCTTTTGGAGGAGGTACACCATAGTGGTTTCCCCGATTGGGGTTCCACTTCGTCACGTGCAAAGAATTCACTCTGCATGCGATCGATGAAGCACTTAGTGGTGGAGCCAACGTCGAGTGAACGACGCTCGCGCGACACCAATAAGGCTCGAACAATGATACCAACTTCGTCAGCAGAAAGAGATTCTTTCATGTCGACAACGTTTAGCTCGTTTCCTTCCTTAACCAATTTCCAGCGGGAAAAAGATAAGTGAGGGTAACGTGATTGTTCTTCATCGGAGAGCTTGGACAATTTTTCCTTGTCCAAAATCCCTCCGGGAGTTTTCCACTCGTCCTTGAGAGTAACGGTGAAATAAGTGAATCGGCGCTTGAAAGCGCCCTGGGTAGTAATACCATTCACTCTAGCGTGAGGGGGCAAGTTGGAACACAAAATCTGCAAAGATGATGTGTACAACCGCCCCTTTTCGCTATTGTCCGACATGTTGAGAGGATAGGGATTGTCTGAAATAATAGACAACATTTCTCCTGCTAACAATGCAGACTGTTCGGGATTAACACCGAAGTCGTCAATGACGAAAGCGGGTTGATTCCGGTAACCAGAACAATACTTGTCAGTTGCAGATTTGGAGTAAGCAACCTGAGCAGGGTCAATGTCCGGGAACAAGCTCTGAACCAAAGGTTCAACAAAGAAGGATTTGCCGATACCGACTGCACCATAAAAGTACAGACCGATAGGGGCTAGTCGCTTCGTCGATTGTCTCGCGTCAAAAAGGATTTT